TGGTGCGCCGCCCTCTGGTGGTGCGCCGCCCTCTGGTGGTGCGCCGCCCTCTGGTGGCATTTGCCCTCCTGGTGGTGCGCCGCCAGCCATAGCCATTGCTTCTGGCCCTCCCGGTGCGCCTTCTGGCCCAGGTGGCATTCCTGGTGCGCCTTCTGGCCCAGGCGGCATTCCTGGTGCGCCTCCACCCAACATTGGGTTTGGACCACCCGCTTCTGCACCAATTTCCTGCTCACCTTGCCCAGGCTGACCAACGCCAAGCAACTGGGGATTGGACGCCAGAACTTGAAGTTTTAAATCTTCCAACTTTTGAATCTTTAGTCTAGACAGTTTTTCTAAAGTTTCCTCTTCAGGAATCTTCAGCCAATCGATATAAATGTCATAATCTGGCATCATTTGAGAGCCTTTCAGATTGTTTGCGTTGTTCAATCTGTTTGTTATGACTTCAGCACGGCTCAATTCTCTCCAGTCTGAAGGGGCCGTTAATTCAATTTTTAGATCATCATATTGTTCTTCAGGGAATCCACGAAGGGTTAAGTGCCTTCGTGCAATTTCCATCATCCCATCTTCCATGGGAGATTGAAGTCTCTCAACGGTACGAGCAAATTTAACATCCTGCACGGACAAGGTAATTCTTGTTTGCGCTGGGTCTTCTTGTGTTAAATAGTTCTTGGGGAACTGAAGTGCGGTATACAGTTTGTTTCTGAAGTAAACTGCGTCATCGATTTCGCCCAAGTTCTGTGCCCCAGGAAGGGTTTCGATTCTCGTATTGGTATTGGGTCGAATAGGAACCCAGTAATCCTCGTCTTGCGCGGGCGCGTGCCATCTCTCTTCAACACCACTGGCTCCACCAAGTTGATTACGGCTGTTTGCAACCTTCTTCTTGCGGAACAAATCTTTCATTCGCTCCATAAACGCCTCTGCTTTAAATGGCGGCAGTTGTCCTACGTCTATGTAGAAAACGCGCCTTTCCGGCGCTCTGGTTTGATGTAAATATGTACCATTTATGACTAAATTATGTTCGTCATTGTCAACAGTAACGTCAAAAACTTCTTGTTCATTTACATACTCAACAGATTGTATCTTTTCGTACTGTGGTAATTCCTTTTCCGAAATATAAACATACCAACCTTCTGTTGGTTTCATTTTGCGTCCCGGTTCAATTTCGTGACCACCATTTCGTTTTCTATGTCTTATATGACCAGAACACAAACCTATTGAATGCCATACCTCTTTTATATCTTCTATAAGTTTCTTATTACACATTTCAAACTCAGCAGTCCATAGCCCGGTCTTTAATTTTCTAATATTGGCGTCTGCATCAGCCAATCCTTGAATAAAGGCTTTTCTAATTTCTTTTGAAGAATTAAAAACCCAATTTGGAATTCTTTTGTTATGCGCGCCAGGAATGTATCCCATCTCAAACAATATTCTACATGCAATTTGGGAATCTACCGTATAATTGCCAAGACCCTCGGTTTTTCGATTCCTTTTCTCCTTTTCAAATCTAACTTTACCGAAATATTTTTTCAAAAGGTTAGCATAATAAGCATTTTGTTTTAAATCTTTCCCGGCAGAGAAATGTAATTGATTTCCATATCCCACAACACCAGTTCTAATGCTGCCATCTCCAATTAAAAAACCAAATAATTTTGCAAATTCTTCATCTACATATTCCGGCAGATTTATTCTATTAGCATTTCTTTGATTTCTATTTTGTATAATTAGTTTTTCTGGGTCTAAATCGAAAAGTTCACATATTTGGATTGCTTGTTCATGTGGTAATGGTTTGTTTTCTGAATAAAGAAACTGCTTCACCCTATCAAAAGCATATCCGGTTTCTCTAATTAACTCTGAGATATTTTGATATTGTGTATTTCTAAAGGCTGTTCTTTGAGAACCATCTAATTTTGCCCATTTATTGAAAATTGTAGGAATTTTTGTTTGTACATTGGATTCTTTAATTGAATTAATTAGCATATCCTTTTTTGGCTGCAAATCTTTAATATCCACATATTGTATGACACCATCACGATTTACCAAAACAGGATGGGTTTCTGTCCCAGTGAAATTAATGTGTTTGGATTTTACTTTGTAAACCTTCTTAATTCCATTATTTACAGTCCATATAATTTTCGACGGCTGCAAGCCTTTATCAGGAAAGAAAGTATAAACATCATCACCAATTTGCATATCTTTAATATACTTCCACCCGTCAGCAGTTCTAACTCGACTATCTCCGACAAGGCACAAACGATATACGACCATCGCATCCTCCATAAGACGGAGCTGATGTGCTGGCCCTCTGGCCGCTTCAATTAAGGAAACGCCGTATGGGTAGAAAGTTCTACGGTCTTCGCCAATTCGCATGTGAACGACTTGATCGGGGTGGAAACGCAAAGCGGTTGACTGCATTAATTCAGCCTCCGTAGCTTGTGTAACGGGGGCTCTCGTAAGGGCCTGGAAATCTGGCCCTTCTTTCGTTTGTTGAAATTCAACAATCTTTCCCTTGGTTGTTTCAATCCTGAACATACTTTCTGGAGGCAATGGTAAAACCTTTAATATGCCATCCTTCGGATTGTCTGGATTCATGATGAGTTCAATGAAGAAGTCACCAAAGATAAACAGGTTCTTTGCCCAAGACCACAATCTTCGGTCAATGTTGACCATATCACGGTGGTAGAACAAGAATTCTAATTCTTCTTTAACTTTTTTGTTGTTACATTCAACATTGATAACGTGACCATCATCATTTTTCTGGCAGTTGTGCATAACACAAGTATCTGTGCAGAAGTTTTCATGTTTCTCTACCGAAATGTCATAGACCTGTTGTCTTTTCCACGGTTCGATGTCTATAACTCGTCTTTTATCTTTCTTTGTGTAAAGGGCTTTAATTTCTTGATGTGAAAACCCTTCTTTGTCAAGCCACTTCTTGACCGTTTCCCATTTGTGGCCAACGGCCTTCTCAACTTGATCTTTGTTAAGACCACTGCCAATCGTTCGAATGATTGCAGACAGTTCTTTTAAATGTTCATCCTTATCGCCGGATCGCCATTCGTCGATAAACCATCGCTCATGCTTCCAGCCATCTCTATGTGTGTAAATCCTTGGAAATTGACGTTGTTTTAGTCTTGTTAGTAATTGGCCTGGACGAATCCTGTAAAATGCCATTACTTCAGAGCCAAAATCTAATTGCTGGGCTTCAGACCATTCGCCACTTCTTAAAAGAAACCTATGGTCGGCTGTAGTGATTTCACTAGAGCCATCATCAAATTTAATTCTCAGAGTGTCTTCTTCTTTTACAACCCTTGGATCATATGCCCAACCAACCGTAAAATCGTTCTTTTCAAAATCCCAACAGTAAATGGCAAATCGTTGACCAGCCTTATGTTCGGCTAGCCAAGCAATATCCTTTGGGCCATATTCAAGAGTTGAAATTTTAGTCTTGCCAGCCACGCATGCTTCGTCTGCAAAGACCTGCATGACAGTTTCAATCTCTGAAATGTTTCTTAGTCGCTCATATTCTTTGTAACGACTAATTCTATTCTGAACCGAAGAGAGGTCAACAAAGTCGTTCCCCTCCCTTAAACGTATAACTCCCTTACTACCGCTCCAAAATTCACCACCTTGGCGAACGTCTGGAATTGCGTCTGGTTGTGTTACACCCGCGCCTGTAAGTTGAATCCGCCTCATCCTCTCAGAGAAGGGGTCTTCCTTCATGGCGTGAGCCCATGTTAAAAAGTAATCCCACCAGGGCATTTTTCCTCCTTTTTTCCTATTCTAATTGAGTAATAATACTCCTATAGTTATGTCAATTGTTCATAAAAACTAAATATATGAGAACACTCCTTTTTATAGCTACGCATCTTGGGTCTGGGTTTCAACACCTTTATGAAGTGTTGGATTCACACGCAAAAATACAAGGGTTTGAAAACAAAGGTGGCTTTACACATCCCGATGTCGCAATGAATGTTATGGCACTTCCACACAAGGATCGTACCTCCACAGCAATTTATATGGCCACCCTTCTTAAAAATGAATCGTTGACATGCAATGAATTTTGTAAATTCAGCAAATTCATCTATTTAATGCGACCCGCAAAGTTCTCCATCAATGTAATGGTGCAAAATGATGGGTATGCCCCACAACAAGCCTTGAACTATTATATGTTCCGCCTAAGAAGACTGTCTCAACTCGCCAAGCTGACACCAGGAGCGCTTTTTTTAACCTATGATGACCTTGTGCGAAACGAAGAAAACAAACTCATCGAAGAATATTTGAATTTAAAAACGCCCCTAGAATCCCAACTCCTGCCGTTTGAAGATATGGGGGATGTGATACACACCAGCATCATTGAAAAAGGACAGGAAGTATACGAAAAGTACCTTAGATATATGAATGGCCTAGATTTGCTCAAAGTATTATAAATACACGCATGGATGCTTTCTTGTTTAGAATCTGGCTTGAAGGAATTGAAGAGTATGAGCCCTATCGTGCGGGCATTCAACAACGCGCAGAATTCAGAGATTTTCCCTTTAGAGGCTGGTTTCCAGAGGGACAAAGGGAGTATGTGCCTCTTGATACAGCTATAAAAGATGAATCATACAAGGATATAGAAGAGGTACTTGGAGAGTTTAAGGGTGGTACAAGATTCCCTGCAAGTCCTAATGGGTATCAAATTGTAGATTTTAAGAAAGGTTTTGCCAAACCAAAAACAAACCCAACTCATAATGTTTATAAAATTGGCAAGATTTTGCAAGTTATGCAAAAGGAAGACCTAGATGAAATAAACGGAAAGTTAAGTAGTGGGGAAATATCACAAGGAAAATACCAATATAGAATTAAATTAAATAATGATTATTGGAAAGGCGTATTTTCAAGTTTCCAAAACTCCCCATCTCGTGTAAAGGGTTCCCAGTTTTATATCGCATTCAGCTCAGACCCACACGATATAGCTTCGATGTCTACGGGCAGGAGTTGGACTTCTTGCATGTCTTTGTCTGGGCACGGCACTCATAGTACAGATATGTATTGCGAAGTTGAAAAGGGTGGATTTGTAGCATATTTAATTCGTCCCGACGATAAAGATATAAAACGACCCCTTGCTCGTATACGAATTAGGAGATTTGATAACAAGAAAGGTCAATCCGTCGCACTCCCAGAAGAGTCCATTTATGGAATGGAGTCACCAGAATTTCTGGAAGGTGTAAAGAAGTGGATTGATGAAAAACAGGGAAGAATAAGACCTGGGCGTTATCGTATGCAAGGGGGAGAATACTCAGATACATTCCAAAGGAAGGAATTGATTGGACCACGGGACAAGAAGACGATTATATCTTGGATTCGCAAATGGTTTAAACTTTCAGAAGCAGATCAAAACAAACATTACGACAGGTTTATTTCAGCCGTAAACGGCATATTAAACTTACAGGAAAAATTCCCCAAGAGTCTTTTGGAAAAGATAATAGATCATTTTTTGAATTTGCCACAAAGCAAGTGGGGATACCGATCAGAATTATTGCCTAAATTTGCCAAAAAGTATCCGAGTTTAATTAACAAAGAATTTTTTGACAAAATGATTCCGCTTGTTGATTACACCCAACTTCGTGAATTGCTTGAAAAATTTCCACATTTTGTTGATGAGGAAACCTACAAAAGTGCTGGAAGTCATTATGCAAGAGGTTATATTAAACAAACAGGTAAAGTAGATGAACTAGCAAAACAGATAGCCAGACAAGCAGCAGAAAAAATCACCATAGATAATCCAGAGTGGGACGTTGACAAAAGAAAAGAAAGCGACAGTGGACATTATAAAATTTCCAATGACATTGGAGAAACATTAGAAGACATTGAGGCATTAAAGCCAGTGCCAGAGCCTTTGATTAGAAGGATTGTGGATTTTGCAAATAATATTGATTCTTTAAATTTGGGTGATGATGTTTTACACAAAGGAGAAGTCCAAAAAACTAGAAATAGAATTTTACAGCAAATAATGTATTTGTTTGAAAGAACTGGTTCCGACACCCCCACGGTTGTAAGGTTTTATAAAAGTCTATTACCAAAATGGAAGGAAATGGGCGGGATTTATCCATTTGGCCATGCCATCTCAAAACTTGGTATTAATGGTAGGGATTTTTTGCCATTCCTCAAAAAGGAAATGGCAAAATTGGATGATGTTAAACAGGTTAAGACCCGTGGCAGCGATCTTGAAGTAAGGATAAACCCTTATCGTTGTGAATATAAGGGAAAAGAAATACATTGTAATAAAAATGATGTTGAAAGAACTAAAGAAGCCTACCGATCTGTCATAGACTCTATAGAAAATGGAACCGGACGTTCAGATAAATATCATTTCGATTTTGGATACCATATGGACGCTAGATTGCCGGATTAACTCCACTTGACTCCATAAGTATTTCTTGCTATTTTAGTTGTGGAGGACCAGTTATGGACATGCTAATTGAAACCGATGTTGGCAACGACCCAGATGACTTCTTTGCCCTATGTTATCTGGTTTCAGCCGGTGTGAACATCAAAGGAATATTAATTACCCCAGGCGATCCCGAGCAAGTACGGCTCGTTCGGTTTTTCTGTGAACAAGTAGGACTGGATATTCCCATAGGCGTTGGCAAGCTGGATCGGTATAAGCGGTGGGATTTGGGAATGCACACCGAACTTCTGAACAGGTACAAATATCCAGACAAAACAGAACATGATGGCTTCGGCGGGGATATAGCCGCAGATATTTTAAAAAACGACCCATGCGATCTTTTCGTCATAGGCCCAGCTAAGAGTATTGGATCATTTTTTAAAGACAATCCAGATTTCGAGTTAGATAGAGCCACCATGCAAGGTGGTTTTGTTGGCTATCATATCTACTCGCCCAAGATACGCCTAGAAAAATTTGAGGAGAAGACCTGGGCTTCTACTTTTAACTTGAATGGTGACCGGAAGGGTGGTTTGCGATTTATTGATGCTAAAATAAAACACAAGCAGTTTGTCTCTAAAAATATTTGCCATACGGTCATTTACACAAGAGACACATATAAAAAAATGAGCGCCCCAAGGGATAGGGCTTCGGAATTGTTCATGGAGGCTATGCACCTTTATTTGTCAAAGCACCCAGAGAAGAAATTTCACGACCCATGCGCGGCTGTGTGTCATTTACACCCAGAGGTTGGAACTTGGATACGTGGAAAGATTTGCAAGATGAAAGAGGGGTGGGGCGCTATTTTAAATGAAAATGGAGACTATTTAATTGCCGACCTCGATTATGAGGCTTTTTGGGAGCATATTTATCAATGGTCTTAATTTTATCTATATTCGGTGGACTTTTGATTGGTGGCCTTTTTGGAGCGGTAATAACTTCGATTTATGACTTTAGAGAACTCAAACAACTTAGAAGCCGAGCCGCCCGCGCAGAAAGAACTTTACGGCGTGCGAATGAAGATTTAATGTTTTGGAGATATACACCAAGAGGGGCGTCTAGCAACATGATGGTTGCTTGGGAAAATTATTCAAAAGGAAAGAAAGTATAATCACCATGTTCATAGCAGTTATGGCTTCGTTGGTAGTTGGTTTGGCTTTGGGGGGCCTGATTACAGCCTTAATTATTGGCGATAAATGTTCCTTTCTTAAAATTGATCTTGCGCACGAAAAAAGGATGCGAGAAATTGATGTTCGTTATGAAAGACGGATGCGAGAAATTGCCGAAGACAGTTTGATAGTTTGGAAGCAAACTAGAACCATGCACAATATTAAAAATTCATTGCTTGCATGGGAGGATTATTATAAAAATGAAAGACTTTTCAATCTGCCATGTCGCCCCGATGGAGGTCGGGACGGCTCTGGGATGATGATGTAAATTTAGGCACTTTGGGCATCACGCTCTTGTAGGTAAACGTGACTATGATTTGGAGATAGGTGGTTTGGGTAATGGAAGTCAATTTAGGGATCATTTACAAAAACAACAAGACCATTAACCACAGGTCTTTACTCAAAGTAGCAATCAATCCCTTTCTGCGTCTAATTGGGTGGCAAATTGCCACAAACTATAATCCCGAAACGGGCACCCTTGGATGGCCCACTCTTTGTAGATGCCCACGCCAATCTCTCAAGTTCAGTTGGAACTACCCAACCACAGACGAGGCTATAGTAAAAAAGCGTTTGTTGCTTTAGGAGGATGAGATGGACGAAGCAAAAATAACACATTCATTGAAGGAGCCGACTGATCCGTATGGAAGACGGATTACATGGGAGCATCCATATTTAGTAACGATGGCAGAATGGGGCAGAATACCAGCATCCCCAGAACATGAAGACGAATGTGTAAAAATTGTTGCTAAATTGAGCAACTTAGGCAATTAACCCCTGGCAATTTAGCGAAAATGGGTATCACGCTTTTCGGGGTAAACGTGACTTATGTAATTAAGAAGCTGTCACCCTCTTCCTCCTGATCCGCATTCCTTTTCCGCTGAATTTCATCAAGTTTGGCTTTTTCTTCTGCAATCATGCTGTCGAGGAGGTTCAATGAAAGCACTGGGTTTATACTTGGCTTGACAAGTTTGTTTTGTTGCTGGACAATCTCTTCTCTTTTGCCTCTCTTCTTTTCTACACTTTCCAGTTGCACTATGGCGGCTTGGATATGATATCTCGCATCATTTAATGCAAAGTCATTGGGAAGGTGTCTAAGCGCTTCCGACAAATGCGATCTTGTTGTTTTAGTGTTACTTTTCATAGCGCCCTCAATAATTCACTGTTTGGCCTTTTTTTCCATTGCTTTTAATCTGGTATAGTAATCAGGAATTTCTCGAAGGTGCGCGACTGCAATTTTCATTATGCTTTCTTTGTCATGCCCAGGAATAACATCAGTGTCCTTGTCTTTGTCATGTTCCTTTTCTATTTTCATGCCCATTTTTAATTGCTTGAAGTCAATGCCTTCGATGTTTATTCCAGCCTTTTTGGCAATCTCTTTTAGTTGCTTATTCTCCAAAAATATTTCAAATTTCATTGCATTAACTCCGCAAGTTTTTGTTTGAATTGCTCGCATGCATCCAAAGCAGCCTGTTTTAATTGAGGGTCGTCTATTTGATTTATAGCACGAAAAACATTTTCTAGCTCTAAGTTAACGGCCCCTATGCCTACATTTTCGTTAGTTTTCCATTCGTCGTATGTTTTCATACTTCTATTTATTGTCCAATGTTTAATTTTGATGTTACATGCATCCACGACCGCCCATTCAATATGTTGCCAACATTGGTCATACTTGTTTTTTTAATTTTTGATATTTCTTTTATTGTCTTTCTATCTTGCCTCAAATTTATAATTTCAATAATATCCTGTTCTTTTAATTTGGCATTATTGTTATTATTGCCTTTTTGACTTCCGTTATAATTTCTTTTTAATTGTTGTTTAACAACAGTCTTTTTTTGTTTTTTATTATTTGCTAACCATCTGTTTTTACATAAGTTTCCACAAAACCTTTGCTTTTTTTCCTTTCTTATAAATGCGATACCGCATAGCTTGCATGTTTTTCGTGGCCGTATCGCACCTTCATATTCTTTATATAAATCTATGCCAAGTTGTTCTAATTCTTTTTTTTGTAATACCTTTAATACAATTTTTGGATATTCTTTTTTAAATGCTGCGATTCGTTTTTTGTGATTTTCTGTAAACCATCCTTTGATTTCAATCCATACATTTGTTTCTAATAGATAAAAGTCTGGCGTATAAGCACTACCATCATTTAAAATAAAAGTTTTATGTTCATATTGCCATTTTGTATTATTTTTGTTGAGCCACCCCGCATAACACACTTCCCAACTGCTTCTCATAGAAACCACATCGCCGTTGGAACAAGTATACCAACATCTTTTGCCATGCTTTCTTTTCTTGCCAAAGTTTGGATTTTTGTTTCCCTTTTTGCCTTCGCTTATCTTTTTCCGGGTTTCCAAACTGCGTTTTTTGCCTTTATTTGCTTTTGATATTTTAGCCTTTGTTTCCTTAGTGAGAGATTTGCCTATCATGCCACCGGCCTTCCTTGGTTTAATTCCATATTCTTTTACAATTCGTTGTATAAAACTGGCGGATTTATTATATTTTTGTCCAATTTGGGAATATGTCATTTTTAATTTATGATATAATTCTTCTAATCTTTCTTTTGGTAATATTTTTTTAAATCTCTCCTTGTGTTGAAAGGGAGTTAATGCACGAAGGTTGTATTTTTTCATCAGCAATTCTATTTGTTTTTCACTTTTCCCACATAAATTGCCAATTTGTTTGTATGTTAGCCCTTCGTCATGACAATGTTTTTGTAAAGTTTCTTTTGAAATATTCATACTCTAATAGAGTACCAGCCAAATAGAAACAATTCAAAAAAAGTATAAAAACATAGGAAAAAAGGGAATTAAAATCCAGTTGAACTCTTTTAAAAGGCGGTCATATTTCCGCCCCACCTTGAAAAAGATTCCAGGCAATATGTCCTCTGGGTTAATTGTAAGATCGTCTTCGTCTTCTTCGTACTCAATCCAGTTTACTGGCGCACCACGCTTTAGTTCTTCTTTAATATTTTGATAAACGGAGGATTCCAAAGTTTCCGTAAGTTCAATAGGCACTTCCGCTCCCAATGGAATTCCTCTCATTAAACTCTCTCGCGCGTACAGGAGAACGGAAAGCGACATAATAGCATCATCGTGTTTTCCGTACTGGGCTAACGGCTTTTTCTTTTGTCCATCGAAAATAAAAGTCTTGAGTTCATCAACGAGCCTTGTGCTGTTGATTTTTAGAGAATCGTCAATCAATCTAGCGGAAAGTGACTCCAAAATCAATGGCCTTACTTGTTGATTGACAACAACTCCTGGTCTGTTAGCGCTTTTCTTTTCCATATCCCAATATAGGTTTTCATAGAACAGCTTGTGTTGAAGTGTCGATATTACCGCACCACCGGAAGGCGCAGCGGCCTCCACTACGATGATTGCGGTATTGTACATGATACCAACCTCGTTTAATATTTGGGCAAATATATGAGGGGGAATACAATTAGAGTAAAATTCAGCAACTTGTTCTAATGTTGCAATGTCCAACACCTGAAAGGCACTGTTATCCCCAGAATCACCAACACCATCGGCACAGTCAACTCCAATAATGTAGTCATGTCCGTCAATAGGCTCTCTCCAAATCCATAACGCGCCTTTGTTAAAATCGGTATCAAAATCATCGTTTTCAATTCGATTATTGTATTGAGGAAACAATCTTCTGGTCGGTCGGCAGTCATCGGATTGAGTTCTTTTCATCAATTCGGCCAGGATTTCTACAGAGATATAAGTTTCCCCAGAACCAAGAAATTCACGTAGAACTTCCTGTTTCCAACCCTTTTCTCCAAGGTTGGCCTTTGTTTTTCGCACCCATTGTTCATCGTGGTAGTCTGGGTGTTCCCAATAATCCAAGTCAATAACATTAAAAAATTCATTGTCTTTGCTTTTGGCTCTTGTGTAGGTTTCCTCATACCAGTTGCCAATGCCGTTGACCGTAGAAATAACAATGCAGTTGCCACCTGTGGACAGGGTAGGATACATATCTTTCCAAAGACGACGCATATCGGGAATAAACGCTGCTTCGTCAATGATTAAATAAGTAAGGGCCTTACCACGCGCAGCTTTTGTAGTAAAGAAGTTGAGCCAACTGCCCGTTTCTTTAAATTGCTTTTGGTGATCGCTATTTTTGTCCAGCTCTGGCTTTAACCACAACGGTAGGTGGTCTAATGCCCTTGCAGCGATTTCACCAGCCTCGATAGCTTCACGATCTGTGCGTGATAGAAGCATGATAATTTCGTCAAGACGAAACATACAACGCCACAAACCCCAGATAGTTGCTTCGGTTGTCAAACCACCCTGTCGGAACTTAGACAGAATGTTATGTTGATGTGCCCCATACTCATCAACGACTCTACGTTGGTATTTGTATAACCTAAAGGGCACCAATCCTCTTTTTGGGTGAATGATTTTAATATATTTGTGGCAAAAATAATGAAAGTCTTTTGCACATTTTTGCCATTCAACATCGGCAATTAATTCACCATTATCGTTATAAGTGCGGGCATATGCCTCTACATCCTGGTCGTTTTCGGATGGGTCGATTGCATAT